GTGCGGCTCTAGCGTATCTTGCCATTGCTCTTGAGCATCAGATTTCTGCTTGCGATAGGCGAGAAGAGAACAATGCCATGTGGAATAGTATTAGTGACATGAATACCATCCTCCAAAACGAAATCAGAGATCTTCGTCGAAGCATGAACGAAAAGAAGGATTGAGATATATATCTGTGTGACTCAACCCCGCATAGGAGTCACACAAAAAATGACACCCCTCTCAGGAGGGGTGTCAAACTTCAGGGAGTTGCCGACGGTCGGGACTCCAAAACAATCTCGCTTTATAAGGAGAAACAAATGAATATGATCACTACGAAGGACGTTGGTTTAGGATCTTTTTGGGATTACATCAATCAGTTGGAACGTCAACTGTCAGGATCTCGGACTACTTCATATCCCCCATACAATATCATTCGATATTCCGAGACTTCTGCTGCTATCGAATTCGCAGTAGCAGGAATCAGTCCTAGCGATCTCACTGTTACAGTCCATCCACAGCCACAGAAGTTCAAGATCTTGGAAGTGGAATGCAAGCAGGCAGATCGCGAAATTGATGCAGACAATGAAACGAACTATGAGCATCGTGGCATTGCACAGCGATCCTTCAAGAGCAAGATTCCTCTTTCGGAGGGATGGGAGGTTGACCAGTGCCATCTGGAGAATGGCATGTTGACGGTTCATCTTGTTCGAGTTGTACCAGAAGAACAGAAGCCGTTTTCCATCGAGATTCAGTATCACTAAATCTCACAACCAAACAGGGAGAAGCAGAAAGGAGCCTTCGGGTTCCTTTTTGTTTTATACATATTGGGTATGAAACCATTTGCAAACTTCACACCTTTATTCGAACAAACACCGGCAGAGGTATCCTTCGGAAAGCCCTCGGACTATCATATTCGAATAATGGAAAAACCCCATCCGATGCTTCCTGTGGATGCCTCAGAGCGTCTCCTAGAGGCTCCTCCAGCGAACGACTCGGATCAGACCAAGGAGGAACTGGCGTCCCTACAGGAGCGTCTGGCGTCCTCTGAGGACAACCAGAGACTGATGGAGAAATGGGATGTGGATCTGCTCGTACCTTTTGTAAAGTATCTTAAAGAGAATAATCTATCTTACAATAAAAGGACACTTGATAAGATCATAAACTCATCCACTGTGGTCATTCTAAAGCAAAAGTATCTTTACGGTAGACCACGACCAGCGACTCTGGCGAAGGCTCTAGGCGTCCCCCTAGAGCCCCTCAAGGCAAAGACAGCAGACAGCCCAGCGTATCCTAGCGGACACAGCACGCAGTCTAGGCTCATCGCTCTCTATCTCACAGGACTACATAGAGAGCATGGCAAAAGTTTCTTAGATTTAGCCGAGGAGTGTGGTCAGTCGAGGCTGAATGCTGGTGTTCACTACCCAAGCGATCACGAAGCAGGCAAGGAGTTGGCAAATCGTCTATACTCTTCTTTATCTACCAACGAATTGAATCAGATCAAATACAAGGATCTCCCAGCCGAACCGGGAGGAATGGAAGGATATTGATGTTTACTTTTAGAAAGTTTCTCAGAGAAGCCAAGGGAGGAAAGAACCTCCATCTAGAGCATCTGGAAGATGCCATCGTCAATGATGGCTCGGCTGGTATGAAGGAGGCTCTAGCCTTCGCAGAGTCTCTGTTGGACATGCTCTCTGGAAACGCAAAGAGCAGCCACGGAGTTACCGTGAAATGGGATGGCGCACCTGCCGTATTCTGTGGTATCAATCCAGAGAATGGCAAGTTCTTCGTCGGAACCAAGAGTGTCTTCAACGTCACTCCAAAGATAAACTATACAAACGCAGACATAGATGCCAACCACTCAGGAGGATTGGCAGACAAATTGAAGGTTGCTCTTGAGTGTCTTCCAAAGTTGGGAATAACCGATGTGCTTCAAGGCGACATGATGTACACCAAAGATGATCTAAAGACGGAAACGATTAATGGTGAATCCCATGTTACTTTCACACCAAACACCATCACATATGCAGTCGCTTCTAGTAGCAAGTTGGCAAAGCAGATCAATGCCTCCAAGATGGGTATAGTCTTTCATACGAAATACACAGGAACAGAAATGGCATCAATGAAAGCATCGTTTGGTGTTGATGCCTCGTCACTGAAACAAACAAGGGATGTGTGGTTTGAAGATGCCAACCTCAAAGACGAAAGCGGTGTTGCAACATTCACTGACAAAGAATCGACTTCTGTGATGACAAAGATAACAAACGCAAAGAGAATGGCAGACAGAGCAACACTCAGCACCATAGATGCTATCGTATCTGATGCAGAGTTCAGTATGCTTCTGAAAACCTACTACAACACTTTGGTTCGAAATGGAAACATAGGAACTCCTAGTGTGATCTATGCTGGCTTCAGAGAATACATGGAGCAAAGATTTGATGATGCTATTCTGAAGTTGAAAACAGAACGCGGCAAGAAAGCAAAGGAAGATCAGAAGAAAAAGATGCTGTCCTTTATTCGAAGCAATTCCAAATCTCTCATCAAAGTATTTGCAATACAACAAGCCATTCGAGACATCAAGTTGGATCTACTTCGACAGGTCCAGAAAGTCAAATCTATTGGAACCTTTATCAGAACCAACAATGGGTTTAAGGTGACAGCACCTGAAGGATACGTTGCCATAGATAGGATTTCAAACACTGCATATAAATTGGTGGACAGAATGACTTTTTCCCGCGCCAATTTTAATGCAGCCAAGAATTGGGAAAAAGCATAAATAGAGTTGTAAAGGAGAAACTTATGCACACATTAGCAGAAGCAGGTATTACTCTAAGTCATGTTGGTTGGGGTATCGTCATTTTTGTTGCCGGTGCCTTGGTTGGTGTTCCACTTTGGAAGTGGTCAGCAAAGCACGTGCCTTGGAATAGAGGATGAAACCTTTTTCTTCTCTAAATGAAGAAGTAAAACTAATAAGAGGTCAAGCGGAGAAATCCGCTGTCCTCTCTTTTGGTAGATTCAATCCACCAACTACGGGTCATGCCAAGTTGGTGGATGCTATCGCATCTACCGCAAAGAAAATAAAAGCAACTCCTTTCTTGTTTCCGAGTCGTTCACAGGACAGCAAAAAGAATCCTCTGCCAGCCAAAGATAAGGTTGGATTCTTACAGAAGGCATTTGGCAGAAAGGTTACTGTTGTAGACGAGGAGTCGGCAAGAACTGTTTTCAAAGCAATGGAATCTTTGGTTGAAAAGGGATACACAAACATCACTCTTGTTGTTGGAAGTGATCGCGTATCGGAGTTTCGAAAAACAATAACTCCCTACATCGAGGAGATGGGAATCAACAACTTCGAGGTTGTCAGTGCAGGAGAAAGAGATCCAGACGCAACGGATGTGACTGGAATGAGTGCATCCAAGATGCGTGCCGCAGCGGCTGCTGACGATTTCGAAACCTTCAAACAAGGTGTTCCCAAGGGACTTGGTAAAAGAGATGTGATAAAGATGTATGATGTTCTTCGATCCAACATGGACATCACGGAAGATTTTATATCAGAAGAGATTGCTGCTACGGCAAAGAAGGTAGTAATCTTCAGCGAACCGAATCAAGAAGAAACCGATGGATACTATCCAACAGTCAGAAAGATAATGAAAGAATGTGACAAATTAAACATCAAGCATATTGTGATTTTTACTGAACCAAAATCACCTTATGCACCGGGATATTACACTGAGTCGAGAGACGATGGGACAATTTTGGTCATTGACTTTGATCACAAGAAAAGATTGATAGCAGATCCAAAAGACACATTGATTTTAGTTCGAGGTAGTATTCACGGAAGAACGGGAATCGTAGACAAAATACATGAGTTTGAAACTTCAGGCTTCTGTGTTATCAATAGTTTGAAATCAGTAGAAACTTGTGCAGACAAATACAAAACACATACTGTTTTGAAGAAAGGTGGATTGCCTGTTGCTAGAACAGAAATAATCACATCACCAAATCCACAAACAGTAAAGAAAATACACAATCAAATAGGAGGATCTTTTCCTCTCATACTAAAAACACTTTATGGTTCTGAGGGCAAGGGTGTCGTCATGGTCAAAGATGAAAGTACCCTTCAGTCTGTCATTGATGCAATGTATGCCAACAATAAAAAGTGTCAGATGTTAATGCAAGAGTACCTAAAAATAGATGGAGACATGAGAGTTATTGTTCTTGGTGGAAAAGTTTTAGCCTCAATGAGAAGAAAATCTGGTGGATCTGATTTCAGATCTAATTTTTCACTCGGAGGAACAGTAAAAAATGTTGCCACCCTTGAAGAAGATATAGAAACATTAGCCATACGCTCCGCACAAGCATGTGGTTGCTATATTTGTGGTGTTGATATTACTGTTACAGAAGACACCAAGAAGCCATACATCATTGAAGTCAACTCCTCTCCCGGAACAGATGGAATTGAAAAGGCAACAGGAAGAAATATAGCAAGAGAGATGTTGGAAAATTTCCTAGATACAAGCAACTGGAACACGATTAAAAAATTACAAGAAAGTGACTTTAAGAACAAAGAAGCAACGGAAGACGGAATAGACTTCAGTTCTCCCCCCGAGGAGGGGACGGATGAGATCGTACAGCGTTACAAGAAGATGACTCCGGGTGAATTGAATGAACTAATGGATACATACTTTATAGAAAAGGAGTTAACATGACAACACAACCAAATCCCTTCAACAACACATCGTCAAGTCTGAAGGGTGTAATTGATGCAGCAGCGAGTGTGATTAGTGGATCACCAGTTTTACCGGATAGTTATTCTGATCACGTTAGCAGTGCTGCCGAAGAAATTATCAAGTTATCAGATGGACCTCATATTGCTGATGATGCTACAAAAATTCTTCAGAAGCACTTCAACACTGCTTCAGAAGGAAATCCTCAATCGACGAATCTTCAGAAGTCGTTTCAACGAGAAGTAGACAAACAATTACAGAGTTTAAGAGCAAAGGCAAAGTGGAAAGATGCTTCAGAGGATGATGCATGATTTAAACCAAGATGATATGTTCATGCAATATGCTATGGACAACTACAACAATCCTCATTGTACTAGCGAGTCTGAATTTGAAGAAGACATAAGCAGAATAAAGTACATAAAGAGATTGTTTGGTAGATACCATAGCACAGGCGAACTCAAGGAAAGATTGATATTGAATCATATCATCGTGATGTACAATGTATTTGAAATTGAAGCAGCAACAAAGATGCTGTTCTACAAAATGGAAGACAAGTTCAAGCCTTTACTCAAAACCTTTTTGGTCTATCTAAACTATCTACCCGAAGAGCAGGAAGACTATATAAAGATACCACTGGATACAAAGGTGGTAGAGATATTGAGGAGAATCTGATGAAGTCATTGAAAGAACTTTTTGAAGAAATCGCCAATGTATCTGGCGATCTTGCCAAGTCATCAAAAACAGCCGGACCCGGAACCTTCAAGACTGTGAGTGGTCCAGATGGTCCCACTCTTCAAAGGAAAAGAAGAAAAGAACTACAACTATACGCAGGAAAAGTTTTTACTGTTTCCGAAGCAGAGTTCAACAGATTAAAGTCCACTGGTGCCAAGGCAAGGGGCGCAAGGTGGAGTAGTTATGTTGATGAGGAAAGTGAAATAGGAAGAGAGATAAAGTCTTACTCAATGAGAAACCCATCAAAGCCTGTTGTCATCAAGAATGGAGTAACAGGAGAAACTATGTTTGTTCGTCGTAGATGGAATGATAATCGACTGAGGCATAACAAGAAAAACTAATGATTGAATCTTTTTTGACTACAGAATTTCTTTCCCTCGTAGGAGGGAGCATAACTGGTTTTATCTTCAAGTCTCTAGCAGAGAAAAGACAAAACGAACAGGATCGTTTCAACAGAATGATGGATGCCAACAAGGCAACCAACGATGCTCACAATCAAGCAATTGAGAGAGTAGGATCAGAAGCAGGAAAATGGGTTAGAAGACTCATCGTGCTTTGTATTCTTTTTGGAACGATTCTTGCACCTTTCATTTTGCCCTTCTTTGGAATTCCAACCATCGTTGAAGTCATCGAGAAGAAGAACGCTCCTCTTGACTTCTTCGGTTTGTTTGGAACGAATGAGGTCATTACCTTTGAGACAGTAAGAGGATATTTGTTTACAACAGAGAACAGGCAGATACTGGTAACAATCGTAGGATTCTACTTTGGTTCTGCTGTAGGGAGAACAAGATGAAGTATATTTTGAGTTTGTTATTATGTTTTATTGCAAGTGCTTGTGCAACTGGTGAAAGAGTTCTCAGAACATCTTCTCCATCAAACGAAGAGCAGGCTAGCCCTGCACTGGAATGGGGATGGACTGATCCGGGTGCAATCATATTTTCTGTGATATGGTTGATCGTGATCTTTATCTTCGGATATATTCTCTACAAAGATTTCACCAAACCCAGAAGACTCTAACTCTTCTTCTTGATATCGTGATACAATTTCCAGCAGATGTAAAAAGAATCTGCTATGTCACTGACTGGACTCCCGACATCTTTCTTGTCAGGAGTTATCAGTTTCTTGAGATCAATACCAGTGTCTTTGGTGAACTGATCAACCATCTTTTCCTTGTTTGCATTTCCTTTTTGAGTAGCAAACTTTTTGACAGCAGATGGAGTTATGATCTCAACAGGCTTGCCGCATTGATGTAGTTTGTATTTGAGTAGTCCACAGTTCTCTGCAATCTGAAACACTGCTCTGCCACTAGCAGAATATGCATATCCTTCAAGGGCAATTTGATCACAAGCAAGCACCTTATCCACCGCCCAATCTGCAATGGATTCGTATCTCTCGCACTCATGGTTGTAGTCTTCGAACATCTCTCCATAAAAGATGTTACCAAAGACTTCGGCATTTTTCTTTACAGTTGTGAGATAGTAGAAGGAACATTTATCGACAACAAAAGGATCTCGTAATCTTCCATTGAAGATGCATATGCATGGTCCACGCAAAGAGTAGTCAATGCCTGCTAATATCATAGATCCTCCTACTGTATCTATGAAAAAACCCCGAGTCCATTCGGGGTGTTTTCATAGGTTGACTCGCGTGTGTTAGTCGCGTGCGCGATCTCGCGGACGACCATCCTCGCGTGCGGGAGCGATGACTCGTTCACCGCGATCCCAAAGTCCACTTAGACCATTGATGCTCCAACCAATGCCACGGGCACTGAATGGTAGCAGGGCGAAGAAG